TTATATTCATTGAGCATCTTGTTTGCCCCGGTAACTTTATTGGCTGTCAGGTACTCATACGCTTCTTTGGAAGTGCTTATTATGCTATCTTTAATTATAGCATCCTGAACTTTAGATAGATAACTTTTGTATGCATCTTGTGCAACTTGCCATGATGGGTATTTCTTTTGCTGTTCAACGTAATCAATCTCAAATTGAACTTTCTTCTGCAGGTATTGATTTTTGTTTTCAAAGGAATGCGCTGCGGCATCATCCCATTGATCTATTTTCTTTTTTACAGACTCTTCAATTTCCATTGCGGTCTTGGCCGAGAAATCCTGCGCTACCTGCAGCGGATTTTTAATATATTTTAGCCCGTTTAGGTCGGCAATGGTAGTTTGTACGTAAGCGATGCTTTTCTTTAAAGAAACAGCCCCATATTGGCCATTGTAGGCGGCTTGCTGCAGTGCCTGCAGTTGATCCCCGGCAATGTGATACTTCGTGGCATCAGCAAGCGCATCAGTAGCCAGCTTGATATTGGCCTTGCGTTGTGCCCACGCGTCACGTATGCCTTGCGCCTGTTCCGGCGTTCTGGCGGCATGTCGCTGCTCTGCAATATCCAGTGCTGTAGGAGCGGCCGGCTCTTCCGGCTGCATGGTTTCATTAAATTTTTCCGCCTGCGCTATTTGCGCCCTTGCGCTTTCAGAGAATGCATCCTCCGGGAAATATTTAGAATTGTCCCTTATGAAGTACGGAAGTTTTTTTGCTTGACTGATCCGGGAGGCGTTGTCCTTTGCCCATTTTTTAAAGTTTTCAGGCACATCTTTTACCTCATTGACTGATTGCTTGTTTACCGGCAAACCTTTCAACCTGCGCTGCGTATTTGCCCGCATCTCAGCCTCTGTCATAAGAACGGATGTAACATAGCATCTGCAGTTGGGATGCCACCCGCTGAAAATAAAGGTCTTCGGATACCTTCCCTGCAGATCATCGCAAATATCTCTGAGTGGCACACGTTTGCCATTCTTCATAACCGTATGATTATTTGACAAGTGCACCTCAAATCCAACGACAAAATACATGTCGCTCCAACGCATCTGGTCGCTGCGCCTGTAAGCGATATTGCACTCTGTGCCTGTGAGTCTCAATGCGTTCTTATGTGATGACCTGTACACTCCTTGTCCGGGGTGAAAAGCTTTGGCTGCCTTAGATAACTGCAGGTTGCCATGTGCATCACGCACCCTGCGGAACAGCTTATCAGGAAATTTCAAATATTGCTGCAGATCCTTTGCCATTGACTGTGCGCTTTGTCCGGAGCGTATGCCAATGTCAAGTCCAAGCTCAATCTCGTTTTTAAATTGGTTGGTGTAGTTCCACACGCGATCTGATAGATTCAGGCCGCTTTCTTTCCGGGCAAGAAATGCCGCCTGTGCTTCGCTGTTGTTAGTGTAGTAACGCCTCTCTTCCTCCTTTGTCAGCTTCATGTTATTGGCCGCAAAGACCATATCGCAGAGAGCGTTGTTCTTGTTGTTGGCAAGAGTCCATTCTGACTTCACGCCGTTCACCACAACTGCCTGAATATCAGATTTCATATTGCGCACAAGCGCTTCAATTTTTATCTGTGCTTTCCGATAGTCTTTGAACTGAAAAGGCTTGTCGGGATTGACGGAATCAAGCGATGCTCCAATGGCTGCAGCTTCTTTTGTCGCCTGAAGGAATATTTTGTCAATCCGCGCTTTGTAGATCTCGACATTGTCATTATGCTGTGCTTCATATTTCCCAGAGGTCTGTGACATCTTTTTCTCGCTTTTCAAATTTCTCGCACCAATCGCACTTCAACATTTTAGCCCAATCATCATTGTGACAATGACATAGAAGCGGCTGCCCATCGTAGCCCTCATTGAACGCATCGTATGCGAACTTGCAATCCTTGCAAAAATGTATGGGCTTTATTTTTTTCATTGCGCTAATACATCTGTTTTATTCTCATCAGCAATCTCTTGCAGCGTACGATCTATGTCGTTGCTGTGACCAAACTCGCCAATGGCTTCACGCTGTGACATGATAGCCTTGCCACCAGTAGCGTCAACAAGATTACTGATAGTGTCCTTATCGTCTGAAATTGAGAACGGTGTAAATATATTATCCACAACAAGCGATTCAATATCCTCTCTGTAATCCTCACCCAACTGACTGATAAGCAAAGCCTTTACAACATTTATTTCTCTATCAGCCGCTTCTATCAGTCTGCCGCTTTCTTGCTTCATCTTCAGCTGCGCATCTACAAATTGATATTTCCTGCTCTCTGCAGAAATGGCCACTCCTTTGAGGTTGTCAAGAGACCAGTCTGGAATCTGCAGATCTGAAAAGAATCCACTCTTCAGTTCTTGTTGTTGGAACTTGAGGTTTTCCACCTGCTGCTCCCACGTAACATAACTCATCTTGCCAGAAGCCGACAGTTTAAATACTGAGCGAGCTTTATTATCTTCTTTTTCTTTGCCAAACTTTACAGGCTTATCATCTGCAACCGTTATTATCGGCTTGCTGTTCTTTCTCAGATAGTTGCCATTCCTTGATATTGTCCACTCTGCCTCATATACCGTATTCCCCTTATCTTCCCAGATAGGCGTTTCCCTGCACACGTAAACCCCCGGTATTTTGCCAATGTTATATTCCTCTGGAGTGCTTTCCAGCGCCCACTTTTTGTCAACGTTATCTGTCGAGAATTTGAAATGCTGAGAAGCTGTATAGCAGTCCATGTATTTTACCTCGGTATTATTTTTTGTCCGAGTATAATAGACGGAATGTGCTATCAGGTCTCCATATTCGTCATAAAGCGGATACAGCTCCGCTCCTGTCATTGGAGAGAAGACGCGGCACTTGAATTTCACGCTACAAGGAAAGCCATATTTGTTGTTTTTCTTACCATTTGGCTCTGGCACCAAATACCATAGTGTGAAGGTCTCACAGCTTGCGAATAACTTATTGCAGCGATCAATATTCACCGCATCTATTCTGTTTGCCTTAAAAATGTTCTCAAGATAAACAGCCGCCTCTTTCTGCTTAGCATTGCCGGGTGTAACATGATAGACTCTTTTAACAGGGATTGCCACGCAAAGATCTGACATTCTTTGCGCCGCAAGTCGCATCCAATCATAAGTGATTCTGCACAGCTTCACTGTGTTTCCATCTTCGTCCTGATAGTCTGCGTATGTAGACTCGGTCATTACCGGATGCAGCTTGGGATAATATTCCTGTTTCAACGTTGCCCACTGTGGAATGTCAACATCCTTTTTCTGCAATGCTTTAATGATTTCCTCCGGAGTGCGACTTTTAAAGTCCATTATCTCCTGTATTTGTGTAGCCATATTTGTAAAGTTTTGTTTATCAGTTTAATACGCCGCTCTTCCTATTTCCTCGTAATCCGTTTCATCCTCTGGACTCTCGCCCAACAGCTTGTCAAGCACGACATATCTTATCGCGTCAATAGCATGGTTATATGAATCAATTGGTTTGTTGAGCCAACGGCCTTCTTTGTCCTGAGCATAAACGTAGTTGCGGAATTCTTTTAAAATATTGTAGCTGCGCTTAGTAACGCACAGCGTGTACTCCATCATCTTCATTATGCCAGCCATCACGCTTCCGGGATATTTCTTTACAGGGAATATGTTTATTCCGCCGTTATAGATCTCATCGATTAGACGCGGCTCTGCACATTCTGCAATAACCTCTGTACCTTCTGTCAACCGCTTCAAAACCTTGATAATGTCGCTCGTAAGCATTTTGGTCTTGTAACAGATTTCGTCGATGTACAGATTCTTTCCGTTCTCGTCCAGAGCCACCAGAACGATAGCCGTTGGATCGGTGGAATAGCCAAAGTCCATTCCCACCCAGTGCACGCCACCGGTATATGGCACTGAGTCAATAACCGTTACGTTTTTGAAAATCTTGCCTTCTATCTCCGCCATCTCACCAAGGCCATATATCTTCCACAATGTCTGCGATTTATCCTTTAGCGATTCCAGCTCATCAATGATGCGCTGCTCCAAGAAAGGATTGTCTTTGTATGTCGTAACAAAGTGGTATGTTTTTTCCTCTCGGTTAAGTTTGTTTATCCAGTGCTCATCGGTAAAAGACGGATTATAGTCTATTATAGAGCAAACAGTTGTACGCATTTTTAACTGTTGCCATTCGTAAAATGTAAGCTCGTTGGCCTCGTTTACAAACAGTATGTCACGCTTCCTTCCGCGCAACTTCTGTTCACTGTCGCAGGAAAAGAATTCGATCCA